ATACAGGGGCAGACTATAATACCTTTGTAGGAATAGGAGCGGGACAAAATAACACCACAGGAAGTAGAAACACCGCTAATGGTTTTTATTCTCTCTACTACAACACCACAGGAAGCCGTAACACCGCTAATGGTTTTTATTCTCTCGTCTCCAACACCACAGGATATAATAACACCGCTAATGGATATTATTCTCTCCGCTACAACACCACAGGAGAAAGAAACACCGCTAATGGATATGCTTCTCTCCACTCCAACACCACAGGATATAATAACACCGCTAATGGTTATCAAGCAGGTAGATATATAGCTAGTGGAGGAGCTAATGAAACAGGAAGTAATTCATTATTTTTAGGCTATGACACTAGAGCTAACGCAGACGGTGAAACTAATCAGATAGTTATTGGTAGTGGAGCAGTTGGTGTAGGAAGTAATAGTGTAGTGCTGGGAAATGATAGTATTACAAAGACAATACTTAAGGGGAATGTGGGTATTGGCACAACTAACCCTTCTGAAAAACTAGATGTAAACGGAAATATAATTGCAACTAATTTGTCAGGAACTAATACAGGCGACCAAGACTTAAGTGGTAAACAAGATACTTTAGTAAACACTACAAATATAAAATCAGTTAATGGAACTACTTTATTAGGTAGTGGAGATTTAGAAGTAGGTGGAGCAATAGATAGTGTAAATACTCAAACAGGAGTAGTAGTTTTAGACGCTGATGATATTAGTGATACTTCAACTACAAATAAATATGTTACAGTTGGAGATATAACTAAACTAGGAAACTTATCAGGAATTAATACAGGAGACCAGGATTTAAGTGGTTATGCAACTATTATTTGGGTAAGTAATAACTTCGCATCAGATAGTCACGGTCATAGTCAATTACACAATCATGTAAATAAGGCGGTACTCGATGGAATTTCTTCTACGAATGTGAGTAATTGGAATACGGCATTTAACCAAAGAGGAAGTCAAATTGCAGGAGCCGGCTTAACGTGGACAGGAACTCAGCTAAAGGTTGATGAAGCCACAACAACACCATTTTACTACGATTCCGGATCAACGAAGATAACGAATTCAGTAGCAACGCATGATAGTTTATACTTAGGAACCGATCCTTACAACACGGATAATCCTTTTATTGATATTAATCCGGGATATCTTACTGTAGGAACAGGTATAAATGATTCTAATGGTTACGGTGGGGTTATACAAATAAATAATGAAAGCAGTTCTCAATATTCGGCAAGAATGTTATTCCTTGGCGATGGATCGCAGAATACCAATCATTCTATTAGATTAGTAAATCTAGGCCCGGTCGGATATGATGCTTTTACTGTTGATGTATACGGACATACAATGACGCAATCTGTTACTTTTGACACGACCCATGCCGTAAGCGGACCTGTTGCAGGGCAAATGTGGTATGATTCCGGAAGCCTGAAATATTATGACGGATCAAGTACCCAAACCCTGACTATAGGTGGTGGTAGCACACATAATCATGTTAACAAAATAACCTTAGACGGGATTTCATCAACTGAAGTAAGTGACTGGAATACAGCTTACGGGTGGGGAGACCACTCTACTCAGGGATATCTTACTTCTACAGCTTTGTCAGGTTATGCAACTGAGACATGGGTAACAAATAATTTCTCAGGCAGCTCACATACACATAGCAATCTTCACTCTCATACAAACAAAATAACCTTAGACGGGATTTCATCAACTGAAGTAAGTGACTGGAATACAGCTTACGGGTGGGGAGACCACTCTACTCAGGGATATCTCACTTCTACAGCTTTGTCAGGTTATGCAACCGAGACATGGGTAACAAATAATTTTACTTCAGGCGGAACAGTCGGATTGGATGATGGTACTGCTTTAAGTCCTTCTTTATATTTCAACAATGATACAAATACAGGATTTTTTCTTGAAAGTGCTAATAATATTGGTGTAGCCACTGCAGGAACCTTTGAATTCAAATTTGCCCAATATGGTCATTTTCACGCAGATGGAAATATCTTCTCTAAATCAACAAGTACTTCATCCGATATCAGGTTAAAGAAAAACATTGCCAATATTGAAAATGCACTTAATAAAACTACCGCTTTAAGAGGCGTATATTTTGATTGGAAAGATGACAAAGATAATAACAGGAAGTTAGGGTTAATTGCCCAGGAAGTTGAAAAAGTCATTCCTGAAGTTGTTTCAGAGGATCGTCACGGATATAAATCAATGGACTATTCTAAACTTACAGGGATGCTAATCGAAGCTATAAAAGAGTTGAAAACCGAAATAAATGAATTGAAAAATGGCACTTCAAACTAGCGGTGAAATTACCTTTGAAGATATTGTTAATGAGCTTGAAGGCTCATTAACAATTCCGGATAATTTAACGCTTGAAATGTTATGCACTGGCGTTATCGAACCGTTAAATCCTAATTCTGCAAACCAACCAACCACATCAGCCCCGTTCGATGTACAAAGTTGGTACGGCTATGATCATGCAGCATCGAGTAATGTAGGGGTAATGACTTGTTATGCTGATAGTGACTCAAGTCGTGTATGCGCTGGAATCACAGGAACAGCAGATATATATTACGACGATAGCGGTGTCAGTATAGCTTCTCTTGCTGATCTCGTGTCAAATGACATTTCAATATATCAGGATTCAGGATTAACAAGGCTTGCAGATCCTGCGTATTATGGGGATTACCCAAGAGTGTCAGATGTATTTGGTTGGGATGGCGGTGCTTGGGCAGGCTCGGTAAATTGCAATTAACGTGTTAACTATTAAGAAGAAGAACTATGTACGATATTATTAAAGATTATTTTGGTTCAAATTTTTTATTGGTATTTGCTTTAATAGGAGTGGTTGCAGCACCCGTCACTGCTCTTATTCATGTATTACAGTATTATGAAAAAAAGGAAAGGCTAACAAAAAAAGAAATCTCATTGTATAATCTTAAAAATCATCACCTTTTTCAGTATTTCGAAAGGCTTAAATTATATGACATTCAAACAATAAATTTTAAAGACAAGACAAAAAGGTATATTTTTATTAAATTTGTAGAGATTAAAGTTTTGGCTTTTTCTCATAACCTTGAGGTATTTCTGAGAGGGTCATTAGATAAGCCAAACAACGAGTTAAAACGAGAGTTCTTAAACATTATTTATAACAGCATCAGGCAATACGAAGTTGATTTCTATAACCTTGCCCAAACTGAAGAGGAACTAAAAATACTGAAATACATTTACGACTCTTACCGGCAGGAAAATTTATCAAAAGGAAATTACAGTATTGATATGATCAATGAGTTATTCAATGATGATAACATTGAAGATCCAATGATCAAGATTAATTATGCTATGTATGCACTCCAGATAAGATTCACTACGATTATTCCGGATATATCGAGGTCCATGCAAAATCTTAACAGCCAGTTGGTTGGAAAATCCATCCACGGTTATAAATTCAAATAATAATTAAATATCGAGTTATGACGAAGAAAAAACGACCAATTATTGATCAAACACTTGAAATCGACCTGAAAGATTTGCAGTTGATTTATAGTGGAATCCAAACAGCCGACACGCTTGAAATAAGCAGTCCGGCATTCAACCATGCTCTAAACAGAGCGAAAGTGAAAATTGAATCCCAAATGAAGTCTCACAGCAAATCCATGGAACCAAATAAAAAATACATGGAATATATAACTATACGCCGTGAGATTTGTGAGAAGTATAGCCTAAAAGAAAAAGGGAAAAAAGACAAGGATCAGTCTGTTGTAAAGCCTCCTATTGAGGGTGCCACTTCGGTTGATTATGTTATTGTAGAGGGTTATCAGGAAGACTTTAATAAGGAAATCGACTCCCTTGAGAAAAAATACGCCAAGGAAATCAAGGCACGAAAAGACTTCCTTGACCAAGAGGACGAACTTCTTTCTTCCAAAAGAAAAATTGATATCTATAAAGTAATTCCTGAAAATGTTCCCGAAACAATTAATCTTGGGGTTATGGCTGCGCTTTATAAACTCATTGCCTTCAAAGCGCCAACCGCAAGAAACCTTAAACCAATCAAAATTAAGAAAGGAAAAATTCTTTCCATTTCGAAAATCATGCAGGATTTAGCTTCTGTAACAATGCCTCATGATTTTGTAGAAAAGATGGCTTTCAATTTATGGGCAATCAAAGAAACAGCAGACAATCTATATCAGGAAAAAGCTTATGAAGATTATAAGCAAACAGAAAAATTACGGGAAGAACTTAGCACAAAACATTCGCTAAAATACAACCATAGTGGAGAGCTTGTTCTTTACAAAAGCAAAGAGGACGAGAAAAATTATTTTGCAATCAAAGATCAGGATGCTTTTAATAAAGAATTTAAAAAATTCAAGAAAGATCACCAATCAACTTTTGATGCTTATGAAGAATGGTTAGAAGAAGAAATTACAATCAAAGGTTACACCTTTGACATTGAAGACGTTCCTGAGCTACCACGCGCTAAACTTGAATCAATTACAGAATTTATAGAAATTTAATGCTCAATATTATAACTAACATATTAGGAATCCTGATCATTCCATTTACAATGTATTCTTTCTATACGCTTGATAAGATGGATGGTTGGGATTTTTTTTTGATGATGATAATTTCCCCTATTTTTCTTTATGTAAAAAGCAAGGGATTCAATACATTAATAAATAAAATGGTAGATAATCAAATCTTAAAAAAATAATCATTTGCTTTCTGATGAATAGTATGTAATTAAACAATAATGAGTTATGGCGAAATTAAAATATTTAGTAATTCACTGCACGGACACACCAGAACACATGAATGTGACTCCGGAAATGATTAAGAGTTGGCACACCGATAAGAAACCCATTGGTCGCGGATGGTCGAGAGTTGGTTATTCTGATCTGATCATGCTTGACGGCACAATCAAAAACCTTCGTCCTTATGATGAAGATGATAAGGTGGAAGACTTTGAGGTAACCAACGGAGCAAGGGGCTACAACGGCGTATCACGTCACATTGCTTATTCAGGTGGCCGGGATGCAAATTCCCAGAAGCCAAAGAACACGCTTAATGAAGCGCAGCTTGAGTCTCTTGCAGAGTATGTCAAAGAGTTTATTCAGAATCATCCGGACGCAAAAGTAATCGGGCACAATCAAATCAATGACTATAAAAAATGTCCTTCATTTAGCGTAGCTTTCGTTTTTGTAATTACACTTGGATTTCCGAAAGATTCTTTCATGCTTTCTGATTCAGAGGAAGAAATGTATCAGAAAGACAAGGCTCCTAAGAAGGAAGCTCCGGAAGGGTTAAATCCTGCAATTGGACAGGGAGTTGTCACAAGAGACGAAACAAGTCCTGATCAGAACCCTATAGGACCTAAAACAGAAGAACAGTGGTTCAAGAATGGACCGAAGGATTCCTATGGTAAATTTCACATGCCATTTAAATCTGGAAAAGGACAAATAGAATCTAGCGATGAAGAATAATATTTTAATTTTTATATTAGTTGTAGCCTTATTTTATGTGGGGTGGAATTTTTTTGATAAAGAAGAAACTAAATTCGATATGGTAGAAGTTATTAAAACTGACTCTGGGCTTATAGCTCGTGTAGAAATGTATGAGGATTCAATCAGTAAACTGGTTCAATCTAATAAAAAAATGAAAGAAATGATAGCACATGAAAATGCTGCTATTAAAAATTTGCGCGACTCTCTTAAAGACAAGAAAACGCAAATACAAAGTGAAAGTGAACAGGAATCCATTGATCGTTTTTGCGAAAGCACATTAGGAACTGTCATTCCTAAAATAAAATCAATTGACAGCATTCCTGTCATTGCGATAAAAAAAGCTAACGAACTTATTGCCGAAAGGCATCATTATAAAGAATTGTTTGAAAGACAAAAAGATAAAATAACTTTGCTTGAAGGAATCGCTTCAAACAATGCTTTTATTATTAAGCAAAAAAACAAAATAATTAAAACTATTGAACAGCGTAATTCCCATCTAAAATTCAATCTCGAAGCACAAGAAAAGCATTATAAAGAAAGGCTTCGCAAAGAAAATCTCAGAAATAAGATCAAGCTCGGAATTGTGTCCGGATTAGCTGCGTTAATAATCATCTTTGGATAAATGTTTGTAAACGTCCACGAGTTTAGTCCTGTTCCAAAAAACGGTTACCCAGACATTAATAGTGTCGAGTTTGAACAGTTTTGGCAAGAACAATTAGAGTATGTTAAAAATGGTTTTAGCGTAGGTGGGCAAACTATCTCTGGAGATCACTACTGGTATTTAAATTTTTGGAAGATACGTGGGTATGATTATAAGAAAGGCCGAAAATCCATTATAAGCCCACGATTTCTCGATATTGATTATGAATACTTTTCATTGCTTGACCGTGCAAGGAGAGCAGGAAAAAATCTAATTGCACTTAAACCCCGTCAGCGCGGATTCTCATCAAAAAATGCGGCAATAATAGGCAAAGAATTTAGCTTGTTTCCAGGTTCACAATCCATCATCGTTGCAGGATTGGAAACATATACCATAAATACAATGGGTTTTGTTCTTCGTGGATTGAACGACCTTGCCGAAACTGAGTTCTATAAGCGAAGAGATCCTAATCAGAGCGACTATATCAAAGCTTCTTATACCGATATTTATATTGATGAATATGGAAATAAGAAAAGCGTAGTAAAAGGGTATCAATCCGAAGTGGAAGCTATTACTGCTAAGAATAACCCACAGGCTGTATCAGGTAAATCACCTTCATTTATCTTATTCGAAGAGGCCGGTATATTTCAGCAGCTTAAAAAGGCATATGGATATGTCAAACCTTCCCTTGTTACTGAAAACCAAATAACTTCAGGTATAGCTATATTTCAGGGTACTGGTGGAGAAATGTCACAAGGTGCTGAAGAGTTTGAATACATCTATTATAATCCAGACGAGTTTAATGCGCTTTCCTTTGACCTTACGGAGTTCGATTCTGAAGCAGAGCCAGGCGTTAAATGTGGTTATTTCTTCCCTGGTTGGAAGTATAAAATTATCGACACCAATGGCAATTCGCTTAAAGAAGAATCACTTAAGCAGATTGAGAAAGAACGTTTGCTTGTAAAAGGTGGCGACACTGAATTTGAAACGATTATTGCCGATCCATTAAATCCTGCTGATTCCTTTCTTCGCCGTTCAGGTGGCTTTTTCTCTAAAAGTCTTGTAGCAAGCATGAACGGCCTTAAAAACAACATTCAAAAAACAAAGAATCTTCAAGTTGCCCAAAAAGGAAGACTTGAATGGGTATATAAGAAAAAAGAACGTGACGGTCGTGAGATAAAAATTATTAACGGTGTTGAATTTGTTCCTGATGATGATGGCTTTTTTGAGCTAATAGAACGCCCTGCTATTGATCCGAATACAGGCAAAACCAAAGAAGGGTTGTATAAAATCGGTATTGACAGTTACGATAAGGACGAGGCAAACAGTAGTGATTCCAAGCTCTCTGTTTCCGTTTTTAAGGCTTATGAAAGTATCATGGTCGAAAACAACAATTCCTTCATTGCTCAATTATTTGTTCGTCCTGACGTAAATGAGGGGGGGGCTGAGAAGGCTTATGAAGAAGCAGCTAAAGTTTGCATGTATTTTAATAATAAAGCTCTTATTGAATGGTCGAATATCCGAATATTCAACTGGTTTAAAACTCATGGGTTTGAAAAATTCCTTCGTGAACGTCCTGACTTTGTGCTTTCCAATTGGATTCAAAACTCTACAGTTAACAACAGATACGGGGTAGACCCTTCAACAAAAGAGGACTGGCTTTTTGAATTGAATGATTACCTGATTAAGAATTGGGAAAAACTCAGAATCTTAAGGCAGATAAACGCATTCATATTCTTCAAGCTTAATCCTAAATACAATTGCGATATCACAATATCATCTTCTCTTGCGATTGTACAAGCCAAGGAAGACATGCTTAACAGAATAAATGAAACTTCTGAATCCGATACGAAAACCGATGATTGGATTGAAAGTGGCAGATTGAAAGAGGACGTGCATGGTAACATCATTTTAAACTAACGAATTATGAAAAATCATTTTTTTAACGATTTGATCGCTCCTGAAAAAAAGAACCAAGAGTGGGTAAGAGGTAAAGCCTTGCAAATCATGAATGTAGCACAAAGTTCTTCACACCTTAAACAGAGAGACTATATTTGTTTTAAGTATTACAATGAAGAGTTTGCTGATGAAGAGTCTTTTGATTACTTAAGAAAGTATGACAGCTATGTTATGCCTGCAAAAATCCGTTGGGTACCATTGGTTCGTCCAAGACTGCAAAGGCTGATATCTGAACTCTCACTTGTTCCTTTTAAGTATGATGTTCTACTTGCTGACAGCGAATCGCTTTTAAGAAAACATGACCGCATTATCAATGCTGTTCTCGATGAAATGGAGTTACAGATTCGTAATAATGCTCAGCAGATAACTACGCTTATTGGCGATATCAACAACAAAAAAGCACAGCTACAGCAAGCATTACAACAAAAAAACATGCCGCCTGAAAAAATGCAAGAATTGCGTATGGTAGTTGCCCAAAAGGAACAGGAGTACAGCGAAACCCTGCAGGGACTTAACTATCATCAAGGTATTAATTCAGAGCGATTAAATGCTGTTGAGAAATCTCAGAAGTACGATTTTAAGGAAATGGAAGAAGTAGCAATGAAGAAGATTATCAAAGCCAACAATCAGAGATATAATCTTCATGCTGAAACAGTAAAAGCTTTCACAAACAAGCTTGTCACCGGCCAACAGCTTTATTATGTCAATTATAGAGAAGGAGAGAAAGACCCCACCTTTAAAGCTGATAATATTATGCAGGTGTTTTGGGATAACAACAGCGACAATGAATGGATTCAGCATGGCCGATGGGTAGCTCGTAAAGAATATTACTCACGAGAACAGATATATGACTTGTGGGGTGATCAAATGAATTCAGAGAACATAAGAGAAATCACAAACCTTCCTTCCTCTCAGTATGAAAGTCCGAATGCTTTAATGGCTACCCCGAATGGAGCTATAGATACTGGCTACTTTGGAAGTAAAAGTAAAACGCAGGGAGTGCCTGTATGGTTTGTTTACTATCGCTCTCCAAGAAAGGTTAGGTTTAAGAAGTCACCTAATAAACACCTTCCTGAACGTCCGTTCACACATGTCATGAAGGACGAGGAAAAAGTAAGAACACAGAAAGGTGAAAAAGAAATAGTTCGTTATCCGGATGATATGTATCAGGCAACGATCATCAATGGAAAAATCATTGTTGATGATGGCCTTTCTCCTTTTCAGGTAAGATCTCAGGATAATCCGGGGAGAGTAGAACTACCTATAATCGGAAAAAGCTTTAACGAAACGGATAAAGTTCCATATAGCATTATCTGGTCTACAAAAGATTTGCAGATTCAATATAATCTTGTCAATTATCACAAAGAATTGATGCTTGCCCTGGGCGGTGTTCGCGGTATTGTTATGGACTTGTCTCAAAAGCCCACAGCAATGTCAAAAGCAGAATGGTTTTATGACTTTAAGCGTGGCGTAGCATGGATTCAGAGTAAGGATAAGAATGGCCGTTCAGCGCAGTTTAATCAATTCAAGACATTTGACAATAGCGTTTCTCCGGCCATCCAGTACCTTGATAATATCATGGAAAACATTCGAACAATTGTCGGTGATGTGACCGGTGTTACAAGGCAACGGATGGGTGACGTAGTGGATTCTGATCAAGTAGGCACTTCTAACATGGCTCTGCAGCAATCATCCATGACAACGCAAATTCTATATTATGAACATGAAGAAGTTACCGAAAAGGCATTAACCAGATATGCAAATATTGGTAAAAACAGCGCATGGAAAGAAGGCCGGATTGATCACTTCATAAATACGGACACCAAGCAGCAGGAGATTATTCGTATTCCCAAGCAGATTGGCGAAGGGAAAGACTTCCTTATTTCAATGGGTAATTTGTCCAAAGAATACAAAAACCTTCAGGAGATAAAGCAATTGGCGTTTCGTTCCGGAGCGGCTAAGCACATGACCATGTCTCAAATATCAAAGATGTACCGTATTGAAGACATTATTGAACTTGAAAAG